CTCTTGTGCTTTTTCTTCGCCAGTTATGTTCTCTCCCATAATCTTCGAAGCTTTAATTCCTTCCCCAATCTTACTGGCAAGTTCTCCGAAGCTGCCGCCAGCTTCCATATATTCCTGCATCATCAGCCCGACGCGCTGCAAGGTAAGCCCTTTTTCCGCATGCTTTAGACCTCCCCAAAGCAAAATGCGAATGGCAGAAAATCCTGCTGCCATGGGGTTACTCATCACATAGAGCAGCGATTTTCCACCCATCAATTCTTCCATCTCGGCGGCAGCGTTAATGTCATAGCGAAGGCGACGCTCTTTGCCGCCGATTGTAATAAACACTGATCCTGTCATCGTCATTCCTCCATTTTCAAGAAAACAAAGCGTACATTCTAATTTGTATACTCTACTCGTTATACTACCGGTGCTACTCCTGCGGTTGTATTAGCCGAAACAGGAGCCGCTGTCAGGCCGGCACACGTTCCATTGGCAATGGCAATATTGAGCGTGCTGTCATTAGCCGCTGCGGTCAAGGCCGTCAGTTCCACCTTTGTTCCATAGCCGCCGACGCTGAATTTCGCGGCCACTGCACTGTCTGCCGCTAAGGCTTCTCTGGCTTTTTGCGCCACTACTGCTGCTGAATCATTAAGTGCTACGGCTATGCTGATGGCTTTGGGCGAGCCGGTCATCCCGGCGGCAGTCACGGTGAATGCCACGTTACCAGCTGTAGTGATGGCTCCTACTACCTCAGCTGTTTCCACCTGTTTGGAACCATTCACTTCTTCCGGCGCACCCGCTCCGGCCAAGGCGATCTTATACGTCGCCACACCATCATGCGGCGACTCTTCGCTCAAATCGGCAATGGCGGCATAGCCTTGGAATTTCGAGCCATCCTTGCGAACATACCGTACATGCACCAGCTCGCGGTTAGCAAACACTGTAAGCAGCTTGGCCCGGCCGGCGTCAATGCTCAGACCGGATGTGTCGGTCAGCATCACCGCATCGGCATCAAGGCTCCAGGACATCATGCCGGGTATACTTGTTTTCCAGGCGCCAGATTGCTTATTTGACGCATCAATTTGCTCTGCCGTCAAACTTAAAGTCGCGCCCCGCTGTCCGCCAATCACCGCCCAGACCGGCATTTCGGCAGTCCCGGTATTCACTTTCAGCAGAAAATCCACGCCGTCGCTGGGAATTAAGGCCATCTTTCATCACTCCTTGCTATCAATGATCGTAAACTTGAAGGTTACCGCCGCTTCGCGGTGCGTTTGTAAACGCTCTACCGAATGGCTGTCCACGCTGGAAAGCACTATCTGCCACGCATCGGTTAAAATGAGCGGCTCGCTTTGTATTGCCGAAATGGCGCGATCGCCAAGCTCTGCCGCTTCCTTGTCACCCTGGTACTCACTGTAGACTTTAATTGTTGCCATAACCTCCGCGCCGGAAACCGTTTTAGTACTCCAGCTTTCAGCCGTTGTGTCGGTCAGCACGACATAGGGCGCTTTTTTGCCATTAGGGACATAATCATACACCGGAGCAGCCACTTTGTTTTTAAGGCGCTCATACAGCGCTTTGTTGAGCGGCGACACCGGCGAACGCTTCACCGTCTCACCTCATTTATCACTGCCGCCCGGAGCTTCTCCCGGATGCCCGGCAGCAGCTCACGGCGCGTCCGCCCGGCAAAGTGCTTGCCCTTAACGCCGCGTTTGGTGCCATATTCCTGCAGCGGCGCGTGTGGCGCTTTGGCTCTGACCATGCGGGAAATGCCGTATTTGCCCTTGCGGTTGACAATGCTTTTGCGCAGCAGCCCACTTTTAACCGGCGCCAACTCCCGTTCCCGCTTACGCACTGTTTTAGCTCCCGACTCGGTTTCCTTTTCAATTACCTGGCTGACATTGGTGGAAATGAGATCGCCGAAGGAAATGCATCGATCAACTCCTGTTACTCTAATCGTCGGGCGCATCGGCCACCACCTCCCGGCATTCCAGTCTTAAAAATGCATGCTTTTCTTCCACATCAATGGGCGGACTGATCTGTTCGAACACCCTGCTGCCGTATTGAAGCCGGTCGGTAACTGCCACATCACGGCGACAGCGAATAAGGATGCGGTATAAAATCTCGGGTGTCAGCTGCTCATATTGCTCTGCCGTTTTGGCTGTCACCGCTATAAGCTTGGCCCAAACGGTAGCGCGCTTTATATAGGTTGTTTCATAACCGCCCTGATCGTCCAAAACTTTAGTTTCCTTCAACAAGATACAGCGGCAGTTCAGTTCTCCTGGGTTCATGTCATCACCTACCAAAGATGCGCGCGGTAGGGGGAAAGAAGGGCGTATACCACCTTGGGAATATTCTCGCCCGCACGCTGTTCATAAAAATGTCCCATTAAAATGAGCACGGCTTGTTTGACCGGTGTGGGCACCTCGCTCGGCAAACCAGCCTGCAGATAATCCTCGCAATGCTCTTTCGCTGCCAAGAGCAAGCCAGCGAGAAGGAAATCTTCCTCCTCGCTGTCAATCCGCAGATATTCCTTTATTTCCGTCAGTGTTACTGGCTCAGCCATGGCTTTGGTCCATAAGGCCTGCGGCTTTTAGCTTAGCCAGCAGCGAATTGAAGTCTATCACCAGCCCCGCTATAGTAGTCGCCGTACTGTCAGCCTGAAATGCAGCCGGTGTAAACAGGCCGACCACCTGCCCGCCGGCTACAATCTCCAATGTACCTCCAATTACAGTTCTTTCTCCGCCTTGCTCCGTGTAGTTTTTGACGTTACTCATCTTCATCTACCTACGCTTTCATTTGAAGTACTTTAATGGCTTCGGCAAGAATCAGCTTGCCGTCAACACGCTGGGTGGCTTTAAAGCCGACTTGGCCTGTTGCCGCATAGAGTTCGTTGAGCCGCTGGAACACGCGGCCTTGACGGTCTGCCACCCAATAGTAGCTGAAATCGCCAAAAGCGATGGTTTTAGCGCCTGAAGCAAGAACAGGTACATAGGCGGAGGTTTTCAGCGGACGGTTTAAGATGGTGTCAGGCTGGCCCGCAGTCACTGACGGCTGCCAGAGGTACTGGCCGTTCCCGTCCTTAAGCTTGCGAATTGTCTTGACGGTCGCGTCATTGGTGACGAAAACGGCTTTTTTGCGGTACGGCAATTTTAAGGAGTAGAACAGATCCATGATTTCGTCGATAGTGATGGCCGTCGCGCCGGCGGTCGTGACTCCCACTCCGGCGCCGCCGCTGGCATTGAAAATACCTGTAGGTTTTCCGGTTCCGTTGCCGACAAAGAATGTCTCCTCCTCTTTGGCGCCAATGCGCCGGCCGAACTCCTTGGCAATATATTGCTCCAAATTAAACACGCTGTCATTGAGGAGTTCTTCCGATACCTTGATCATCGTCGCCAGCTTGTAGGCTCCGATGGAAACCTGACCGAAGGCATCGTCGCCTTCGGGGATAGCCCCTTCTTCATCCACCCAGGACGCAGAGCCTTTGGATGCTACCACCGGTATTTTCCGGTCACCAGAGGAGGTGGTGATAATCGTCGCCAGTTGCCGGAAGATATTTTCTTCCTGCAGAGCTTCTACGAGGGTGTGCTCAAATTCATCGGGAGCCAGGTAGCCGCCTTCAGAGTCGGTGCCAACCTGCAGAGCGTTTTGCACCTCAAAGCTGTTTTTGTTCTTCATCGCTTTCCAGAAAGCCGCTTTGTATTCGCCGGATGCCCTGCCGTGTTTTTCAGTCTCCTGGTGCTGGCTGGGTTTGTTCGTAATGGCGTTAGTGGTCGGTTTAGACAGTTCAAGATCAAGAACCGCTTGGCGCTCCAGACGGTCAATTTCTTTGCCCAGACTCACCACATCGGCTTCCATTTTTTCATAGGCGGCTGTGTCTTCCGCAGACAATAGGCCATTTTCATTACGCCGGGAATCTAAAAAAGCTTTGGTGCTGTCCCAAAGCTTGGCGCGCTTTTCGCGCAGTTCGAGTATTTTATTCATAGTGATTTCCTCCCGTTTTGTTATTTCAAGAGTTCGAGTCTTGTCAGCAGTTCTTTATGCGGTGTCCCTGCCAAGACAGTCGGCGGCTTCTCTTTATCCCGGGGAAGCTTCCGTAATAAAGCGTTGGTGACGCTTACGCGGTCAA